CACCGCCGGTCATGTGCTCTAACAGTCAGATGTTCTTGGATATGCTCCGGATTGCCCTGACACAATGAAAGAAACTAAGGTCAAAGCGTTTGAATGGAAACTTATAGTTGATGAGGACATTGCCTACGCCCCGTGTTCTCAGTCGATGATGAGCAAGATCCCTTTTAAGCCGGAGGAATCCGTCAAGCCACTCAAAATTAGTCCAGTTCGCTTGCGGCACCGCACCCTTATCAGGACTTGTGGTCCCACCGATCATGAAATGGGCAAACTTAAGGTTGGTTCTTTTACTTCCTTCGGACAAGCACTTGCCACGGACAACATCACGTGCAAGAGCGGATTTACACACCTTTCATCGACCACTCACGGGTGGTCTGGAGCTCCTATAGTGTCAGTGACAGGAGCCGGTGAGGTTTATGGTGTCCACATCGGGGTCAAGAAGGCAGGGAACCTCAACCTTGGCGTTGACTTGAGGCGCGCTCTTGTGCGTGCTAAGGAAATCGACGACATCTGGCACTTCACGAAGAAACCTGGTGTCAAACAGGAATCGGACCCTGGGCATGGCGAGTTGGACTTCGACGACGACGACTACTATGAAGAGCAGGACGATTACGATGACTATCGTGAGCGTGAGGAGAATGACTACGATGACGACGATTATTGGAACCCCAAGAACATGTACAAGGATAGCCACGACGACATGGGTGATGACTCGGACTTTAGAAAACAGATGCGAGACAAAGGACGCCGCCAAGCCAAAGCCAGCAAAGGCGAGAAAGGCAGGGGTGGTGAACACGAAGGTGAGGGAGGTTTTAAATCTTTCATTGACCGCCGTGACTTTGTCCTGACTCGCGGAGATGCTAAATATGAGTCTGTGGACCCTCCAGCGGGTGTCAGCATGCCGACACCTGCCCTGGCGACCGAGATTCAGGAGCCTGCAACGACCGTGACCCAGACTACTGGAACGAGTATTTCGGAACCCGAAACCTCTCAGCAGACCTCAACCGTTGCTGCTTCGGTAGAAGCGAATTTGACGACGGAATCTGCCGAGTCGGTCGAACAGGAAGGATTTACATTAGTGACCAGCCATCCTACGAAACGCCAGAGAAACAAGAAGCTGGAAGAAAATGGCCTCAAGTATCAGACTACAGTTTCCCAGCAAGGAACTCCGAGACCCTCTTCCGCTCTCTCAGGTACTACTGTAAAACCCCAAGGGCCACAATCCCAGATGCGTACCGACCTCAAGCCAGGTACCAAACAAGACGTAGGCTTGCAAACTTCAGACCCAGACTCTACAAAGGATGGCAGCTCCGCGAAAGAATCGCCGAGCTGCTCTGTAAAGTCCCACGTGAGTCAAACCCCGGTTTCCCGTGGAGTCAACTCGGAGGCAGCAATGCCGAAGTCATTGACCAACACTACGAGCTCATCACAGACGCCATCGAAGAAAGATTCGAAAGATGGCGCCGTGTCGACTCGGAGCAAGTAGAACGAATTAAACGGGATCCGACCGTGGCCATCGCCATGGGCCTTAAGGATCCCGTGCGCCCCTTCATTAAGGGGGAACAGCATCCGTCTAGGAAAGTCAACACTCCCAGACTGATCATGGCAATCTCCTTGGTGGACCAGGTGGTTGAACGTCTTCTCTTTGCAGATTACTGTGATGAGGAGAAATCCCACTATCCGAACCTTGGAAACATGGTTGGTCTTGGTCGAGGACAACACCATGATGCTGCCGTTCTGCACAAGGTCAAGACCATTTCCGAACGACTTGGATTTGGCCCCACTGCTAGTGATGTTAGTGGTTGGGAGAGGAGAGTTTCCCCAGAAATGATCGAGGAAATTCCCCTCAATTTGTACGATTGCGCTGAAGGCCCTGACAAGGAGGAGTGGTTTAGACTCGCCAAGTTATGGGCCGTTCTTGCGCCACGATCTGTGTATGTAATTGGGGACCAACTCTACACGTCCACCGAGTATGGCATGATGCCGTCTGGGACTTACATGACCTCCTATGGGAATGGGATCATGCGTCTCATGTACGCTTTTGCCTCAGGTGCGTTGGAGGCTATGGTTCTCGGTGACGATTGTGACGAATGGACAAAGGACCCTGAAGAGACAATGCGTCTCTACAATTCATGGGGACTCGTCACCCGCGAATACGAAAAGTTTCCCGACGATGGGACTCAAGTTTCATTCTGCAGTAAACTGTACGTGTACACGGGTGAGGAACAGCCTCTTGTCGTACCCCAATCGTGGGCCAAGATGGTTGCCACTTATGCCAACCTTAAAACGCGAACGCCAGCCCATTATCAACAGCTCTGTGATGAGCTGAAGGGCTTACCCGGACCCCTCTACAGCGAGATCGTGGAGTGGGCAAAGCGCGTTCCGATTGTTCTGCCTCCGGGTGTGGAACAAAATGAAAGTGGCTCGCAAGCCTAAGTCGGTGGCACGTAAGGTGATGCCGAAGAAACAGAAGAAGACCCCTAAGATGCCTCTTCCTAAACAAACATCTAGGGCTTTAACTGTACCAACTGCTGTTGGAACTCTTCGTAGCTCATCAAACGTTGTCACCAAAATCAGAGTCGCCAAACGTGAACGACTTGGTACTATTACCAGTCCTTCTGGCTCTTCCGGCGTTGTTTTCTCGCAATTCATCAATGCCGGCAATTTGGCTTCTTCCACCAACTCGTTTCTTGCACGTCAGGCACAGTTGTTTGACAAATACATGTTCAAGAAACTCATCTTTCACTACGTGCCGATTGTACCCACCACCACGGCGGGTAACGTGATCTTTGGCGCAGACCTATCATGTAATGACGCTGTGCCCACTGACGCCTTCGGTATGACCAATCTTTCCCTCGGATTTTCCGAGGGGAACTCTTGGGCCAAACATAGTTACAGGGTCGATGTCTCCAAGTGTTACGACAAGTCACACAAGTTTACACGCTTTGGAACCCAGCAGTTGGGGTCCACAGCTTACTTGTATGACACAGCCGCCTTCTACATTTTCACTGAGGGCGCTCCTGTTTCAACAACCCTTGGTTACGTCGATGTCGAATATGATGTTGAGTTGGTTGGCGTCAATCGCAATTCGGGTGAGGCTGCCAACATTGGCAGCTCTCCTCAGGGTTCAATGGTTGTGGAGCTTACGGGTTTCTCGACCATCACACCTGGGGGTCTTTGGGCTGGTACCACCCTAGCTTCATTCCAGGGCTTCAATTTCAACACTGTGAATACGCAAACTACCATACCTGCCACGATGAACTTTTATCCCACCTGGGGTACGTTTCCCACTTACACTTCCCCGGGTAATGGACAGATAACACTTGGTCCTGGGATCTATCGTATCAGGTTGACGGTTACGTTTGCCACCGACACCTATGCCAATGGCATGGTGTATCTGATTCCCAGTGGCACTGGAGTGACGGACACCCGTTATATGCCAGTCGTTTTCGGCGAGGGCCCAGGCACCGCTCCCGCCACGGCATATGTGATTGCCAAAACTCTTTCAAATGAGTGGGTCTATAATGCGACAGTGAACACCACTTTCACTCTGTCGAACATTTTCCAGTATTCCGTTGCGCCTACCGCCAACAAAACATGGAACATCGTGACCTCGCAGACTACTGCGAGTGCAAACAGGCCCAGCACTCATCTCTTGATTGATTATATTGGTGCCACTTAAGGTTCTCATCTTCCCCCGTGAGACCTTATTTTATATTTGAGGGGGGTTTGAGGTGCAACAGCCTACGGGTGTAAATGTCGGAGATAAAGCTACCTACCGTTGCTGAAAGACTGTGTCTCCAAGTGGGAGTCAGAAATGATCAACACTTGTTGCCGAGTGGAGTTTTAACCATCGGTCACCACAGGTTGCAAGTTGTTTTGAGATGACTTGACTAATAAGTGGAGACGCGTAAAAAAAAAAAAAAAAAA